TATTGGGTGAAAAGAGAATATGATGCCAATGGTAAAGTAATCTATTTTGAAGATTCTGTTGGATATTGGTCAAAAAGAGAATACGATTCCAATGGTAATGAAATCTACCATGAAAACTCAAATGGACATATTCAGGACAACAGACCAAAGCAATCTTGTGAAGGTAAGATAGTAGAGATTGATGGTAGGAAGTACCAACTTGTTGAACTAAACCAAATGGAAAACAATAGTAGATTTAGAGTAAGGCTTTATATGGATGATACTTATGAAGTGATAGATTCTAGTAGTTCCGAATCATTTTTTCAAGGCAGTTTAGCTGATTGCGAAGCTTGGATTGGATTGTGAGAAGGTGGTTATTTTTAATACTGTAAATACTAATCAATAATTATATATAAAATGAAAACTAAACGATTATTTAATTTAAATTTTGAATTTACTAGCACATTTCAATTGCTACCTAATATCATGGGAGTAAGAAATGAGGGTATTTTTATTGTATTACCTTTTTACGGAACAATTATTATAAGCTGAGCCTATGAACTGGAAATATAACCACGATGCAGATAGTATTCTTGAGGCTTTGAATATTACTGATGATATTAAAAAGCTTTTGCTTACTATAGGACCTTCATTAGAACTAGATGAAGAAATAGATTCTGATTCTAAATTCATAGAAGCATTTCTAAAACAAGTAAAAAATACTTCTGATCTATTAGATACTCCTCAGTCTATTTTTAATATGGGATTTGTTCTTGGGCAATTCTTAGCTAGAAAGAATGAATTAGACTCAGAAATAACTGTAAATACGGACAAAGTAAAAGATTTTATTAACCTAAAAGAAATACAGAAAAAGTATGACGAAAAAAACGATGAGTTTTAAGTATAAAAGTTTACTTGAAAAATACAAGAAAGCTGAAAAATTGTATCAAACTATAGAAGATGTAGACAAAATTGCTAAGATTTGCTTAGACAATGAAAATGCTAAAATAGAGTTTGATGTATATATCAGAGTATCTTATGAAGACAAAAGCCCTAAAGAACTTATAGAAAAAGAGCTGAAAGATATTGACAGTCCTGAAGAGTTTCTTAAGAGTATTGCTAATTTGGAAAATGGATTATTTAAAAAACCTAAAAAAGACGAAATACATGAAATAAATATTAAAGAACTAGACAATTCAACATTTTTATCACTATCTGAAAAGATACTTAATTCTTACAAAAAACAACTTAAAAACTTAGATTTACTATGACTTATTTAATTATTACTGCTATTATTTTCTCTTTAATTTGCCTTGTACTTGTTACAAGATTAATCTTAAAAGACACAAAAGAATATACACCACCTAGTCTTCCTGCAGAACCTTATGTGTTTAAGCATGTAGAAGAGCTTAAAAATAAAACTGTTGATATTCCTGGACGTGTTGATGAAGAAAATGTTGATCTTACAGGATTATCTCCTAGAGCTAAGAAAGCAATAATATCAACTGAAGCTTTTAAAGTATCTGATATAGATATGGGTACCCTTGGTTATTATTTGAAAAATACCAAAGGTGTCGGACCAAAAACAATCGCAGAGATAAATGCTTGGTCTGAAGCAAATTACGGTAAGAAAATCATAGATTAACGAATAACTCCCCAGTGTAGCGATAAGGCATTACTAGCATACCTTGTAGGTCACTCAAGTCCCTGCATAACTCAAAGCACTGGGGAGTTTAATTTTATTAAGATGAATGAATTTAAAATGAGAGTTATTAAATATGTTATGGAACATATTAAAACTCAAGGAAAGAATACTCTTTGCCCTCAATTGTTTATAAAAACAGATGTAGACAGACATAAAATTCTAGAATTACCTGAAATATTCTTTGAAGATTATAATGACAGAGCTGTAGCAAGTTTTGCTATTAAGCATATTAATAACAATACTAATACAGAATATTGCTGTTTTGTAGCAGAAGCTAAGATGGGAAAGATGGAACTTGCTGAAGACATGAAAACTGTCAAGAAAAAACAATTATTTGACGGAGTTACATTTGTTTTTCAAGCAAAAACAGACAGTGAATCTGAAATTATGGCTTTTACAATAAACGATGATCTTCAATTAATGCCTTTACAAGGTGCTAATGATAAAGAAACAGAGTTTGAAAGCCCTTTTAAACACTTATTCTGATGGCTGTTTATTTTGTAGGAGATAATAGGAGTATAAATTCTTCTAATTATAGTACCTGTAAGATTGAAGATGTAGTTAGATACTGTGAATCTAAGACACTACTTGGTATTGATACAGAAACTGAAGGTTTTGATTTTTTAACTAAGAAACTATTGATGTTTCAAATTGGAGATCAAGAACATCAGTTTGTTATTGATACTAGAGTAGTGTCTATAGAACCACTTAGAGATGTATTAGAGTCTAAGAGTATATGCAAGATATTGCATAATATTAAATTTGACTACAAACACATTAAAAAGTGGGTTAATATAGAGATGCAGAACACCTGGTGTACTATGGTAGTAGACCAAATAATTTATAATGGTAAGTATAGTTATAGATTTAGTTTAGCTGCACTTGCTGACAGGTACTTAGATGTGTATATTGATAAGTCTATAAGAAATAGATTTATAGATTTACGAGGACAGCCCTTTGATGATGCTGAAATATTATATGGTGCTAAGGATGTAGAATATCTTACACTAATAAAGAAGCATCAAGATGAGCTTATTCTAAAACATGAGCTTACAGAAATAGTAGAACTAGAAAACGAAGCAGCCCTTGTATTCTCTGATATAGAATACAATGGTATTAAATTAGACGTTATTAAATGGAAAGAAATTGCTGATATTTCTGATAAAGAAATGCAAAATTATGAAGATAAATTAGATCAGTATATACTTACTGACGATAGATATAAGGCATTTAGAAAGAAATATATACAACAAGATCTATTCATAGATAGCTCTGAACTTAGAAAGGTAGATGTTAAATGGTCTAGTCCATTGCAATGTCTTAATGTTTTAAAGACAGATATACCTGATCTTGAGGATGTTAACGGTAAAAATTTATATAAATACAGGTCTACTAATTCTTTAGTAAATGACTACGTAAAGTATAAAGAAATTGCCAAGCTTGCTACTAGCTACGGACAAGAGTTTCTAAAGAATGTAGGCAAAGATGGTAGAATACACACCAGTTTTAAGCAAATCCTTGCTACTGGTCGTATTGCATCATCAAAGCCTAATATGCAGCAGATACCTGCTGATAATCAATTCAGAAGATGTTTTGTAGCTGATGAAGACCATGTATATGTGTCTGCTGATTATAGTTCTCAAGAATTATGTATCATAGCTGTAGGTTCTAAAGATCCTGTGTGGCTTAAAGCACTAGAATTTGGTGAAGACCTCCACTCTATATGTGCTGATCTTGTATATGGTCAAGAATGGGCTAGTAAAGCTGAAGAAGGCTGTAAATTTGTGGAATCAAAGCAAAAATGTGACTGTTCAGGTCATAAAAAATTGCGTACTAATGTCAAAACGATTAACTTTGGTCTAGCATATGGGATGGGACCGCAGAAGCTGTCCGATACATTGCAGATCAGCATAGAAGAGGCTGAAAATCTGATAGAAAAGTACTTTAGTGTATTCCCTTCTATTAAAAGATTCCTAGAATCTCTTGGTAATTATGGTAAAAAGCATGGTCATATTAAGACATTTGCTCCATATCGAAGAGTCCGATGGTTTGATGAATGGTTTCCTGGAATAGAGACCAGATATGATAAGAAAAAAGAGTTAGGTTCTATTGAACGTGCCAGTAAAAACACACCTATTCAAGGTACTGGTGCTGATATGACTAAACTAGCTCTTGTGCTTATCAGAGATTATATTAGAGAGAATAACCTAGATGTTAAAATAGTTATGACCGTACATGATCAAATTGATACTGTATGTCATAAAGATTTTGCAGATGAATGGTCAGGACATCTAAGAGATCTCATGGAAGAAGCTGCTAAACAGATACTTAAAACTGATCTGCTTAAAGCTGATCCTAACATAACTGATAAATGGGAGAAATAATGACTGAATTAAATTTTGTAAATGAAGAAAAGGATAAATTACAGAAAGAGCATTTAACTGCTTGGAAATCAAAAGGATATAAAGGAACAAGCATTGCTGCAACAGGTCTTGGCAAGACAAGAATAGGAGTATTGGCAATAGCTGATACTCTTAAAGATTTGAATGCTAAAGCTTTAGTAATTGTTCCAACAGAAAATTTGAGAGATAACGAATGGATAAATGAATTTAAGAAATGGGGATATGAAAACTATTTCGATAGGATAGAGTTCCAATGTATTCAATCTGCCTACAAAATGATGAATAATCATTGGGATATTGTAGTTGTAGATGAGGTGCATACAACATTATCTATAGAATACAGAAAGTTCTATGAGAATAATAACTGGGATAGAATATATTGCTTTACTGCAACATTACCAGAAACTCCAGAATATCGTGTATATCTAGATGATATAGCTCCTATAGTAAAAACAACGAATTTAAATCAGGCCAAGAATCTTGGTCTTGTATCACCGTATGTTGTTTATAATTTAGGAGTTAGTTTTACTCCAGAAGAAGCGTTAGAATATAATAGAATAGATAAGATCTTTAAAGAATGTACTGCAGAATTAGGAGGCTCTTTTGTAGCTTTTAAGAATGCAGGTAGACTATTAAAAAGTAACGACACGGATAAAAGAAAGACTGCTATCATCTTTTATAAGATGATGAACCTTAGAAAGCAGATGTGTTACAATGCTTTTAACAAGCTTTTAACTGTCAAAAAACTAACAGATAAATTTGCTGATCGAAAAACTCTCATATTTAGTGAGAGTATAGATTTCGCAGAGCAAATTAAAACTGTTGTTGGAGACAGTGATTGCTCGATATTTCACAGTAAGATGTCCAAACCAGTGCGTAAAAGCACTTTAGAAGATTTTGGAAATCCTGATGGAATTAGAGTGTTAAGCTCTGTTAAAGCATTAAATGCAGGTCTTAATGTTCCTGATTGTTCTCTTGGAATCTGTTGTGCAGGGAGTTCAAAAGCTCTGGATAACGTCCAAAGGACAGGCAGGACATTAAGGAAAGTGGATGGCAAACAAGCTATTTATATAAACTTGTATGTCAAAGGTTCGCAAGAAGTCAAATGGGTAAGAACAAGAACTAAAGGAGATCATTCAGTAAAGTGGGTAGACAGCATTGGTGATGTAAGCTGATATACTAACACACTTAATTTTAAAAAATGATCGCAATCGGTAAACCATTTGTTGAGGTCCTTATGGATGTCCAACTGTCTTTAGAAGAATATTTTGTACTTTATTGTTTCTCTTATGACAAGAGAGAATTAGTTAAGTTATACAGTAAGAATGTAGAGCTTATACGTATAAATACATTAAACTCTTTAAAAGACAAAGGATATCTATTTGATACTCCACAATGGGTCATTACCGAAAAAGGTAACTCTTTCATTAGAAACCTTGTAGATAGTTATCAAGATGCTAAATCTGATAATCCGTTCTTAGGAGATGAAGATCTTATAGACTTGGCGGAGAATGTATATGATAAAGAGTTTACTCTTTTTCTTTCTGCATATCCAACCAAGGCTATAAGAAATGATGGACGAGTAGATTACCTTAAAGAGGGTACTAAAGAGATAAAGAAAATATACTTATCTCTAATACAATCTGGAAGGTCGTCTACTCAAGATCTGCAAAAAGCTGTAGAGTTTTATACTACTCGCCAACGAGCAAAAGGTCTTGTATATATTAAGACTTTAAAGAATTGGTTAAAGCAAGACATATGGAGAGATACTTTAAACGTAATGACTTCAGAAACAGAAACAAACAAAACAGATATTAATTATGGCGGTAAACTCATCTAAAAAACTTTCTTATAAGCATATTCAAAAAGCAAGCGATGAAATTATTCAGTATATAGATCAAAGAAGAAAAGGCACAATACGATCTCTTAAAACACGATGGAATAAATTAAACAAAACGATTACAGGCGGCATGGAATGGGGTACTATTGTAACTATTGCAGGTATGTCTGGGTCTGGCAAGTCTTCTATAGCAAATGAGCTAGAGACAAGTCTATTTGATTTTAATCCCAATGAAGAGTTTTCAGTACTGTCTTTTAACTTTGAGATGTTGTCAATGAAACAAGTAGGTAGAAAGATTTCTTCTAAGCTTGACATAACAGCTTCTTCTCTATATTCAGGTAATGAAAAGCTCGCTGATGATAACTTTGAGAAAGCAAAATTTATTGTAGAGGATACCATAAATACTTATGATATCTATTATGTAGACGTACCAGGTAATGTAGAGGAGATTTATAATACTATACATGAATTTCATATGAAAGAAAAAGGCAAAAAAGGCCCTTTTTATGGAAGTGTAGTATTTTTAGATCATACTCTGCTAACCAAAGGAGCACAAGGAGCTTCAGAGAGAGAAATACTCACTAAGCTTTATAAAATGTTTATGCTTCTTAAAAAAGAACTTAAGATAATTATTGTTGTCTTAAGTCAATTAAATCGTGATATAGAACGAGCTGAACGTATAGCAAATCCTACCACACAATATCCTATGAAAAAAGATATTTTTGGTAGTGATGCTGTTTTTCACGGCTCAGATATAGTTCTTATATCACACAAACCGTTTATGCTTCATTTACAAAGCTATGGACCTAATAATTTACCTGTAACAAATCCCCTTGACTCTAATCAAGCCATGATATATTGGCATATTATAAAAAACAGAGAGGGCGAAGCTGGAGTTGTACTAGGAATGTTAGATAATTTAAAACATAGTAAAATAGATGAGTATATAAAACCAGGAGAACTAAATTTTAATAATTAATAAAATGTCACAAGAAATATTAATAATCGGAGAGTCTGGTTCAGGCAAGTCAACAAGCCTGGAAATGTTGGACCCTTCTTCTACATTTATTATCAATGTAGCTAAGAAACCAATGCCATTTAGAGGATGGAAAAAGAATTACACACCTCTAACAAAAGAAAACCCAAAGGGCAACTATATTGCAACAGATAATTCTGGCAAAATTGTAGCTACTCTTAAGCATGTAGATGAGAATATGCCTCATGTAAAGACTGTTATCATTGACGATTTTCAGTATGTGATGGCTAACGAATTCATGCGTAGAGCTAACGAGCGTGGTTTTGATAAGTTTACTGAGATAGGTTTGCATGCATGGGAGATTGCCCATGCAGGTAAGAATATGCGTGATGATGTTACGTTTGTAATGATCGGTCATGCAGAAGCTTCTACTGACCTTCAAGGTAACAGAAAACTAAAGTTTAAAACTATTGGTAAATTAGTAGACAATACCATTAATATGGAAGGTATGTTTACTATAGTACTTTTTACTGAAGTTGAAAAAGATGCTAATGGTCAAATTCAGCATTATTTTATAACACAAAGTGATGGTACTACTACAGGTAAGACCCCTAAAGGTATGTTTGACGAACTAAAAGTTCCAAACGACATTAATCAAGTAATTCAAACAATTAACAACTATTACGAATGAAACTAACATTAGTAGGTAAAAGAGTAGAAAGAATGAACAAATTTGGAGATGATTTAAAAATAGAGCTAAAAGAAAATGGCTCTATTAAATTTTCTCCTGCACTCCTAAGTAGACTTGGAGTATCTAAAGGTTCTAATAAATTTGGTATTGCATATTCTGATAGCAGTAATGCTTATCTTTACTTAGCACCAGATAATAAAGGCGTTGCTATCAATGCTCAAGGTATTGCAAATAATATGCCTCATAATAGAGACCTTAGAAGTACATATGAACTTTCTACAACAGGTAAAGTATCTCTTACAGTAAAAGAAGAATCTAAGACTTTTGACGATTTTTCTAACTACAAATTCTACGAGATTTGTACTGAAACTGAAGAAAATTTAGTACCTTTACAAGAGACATCAACAACAGATCATGTAGTTGATAATTCCGAAGAAACATACGATTCTTACACAGAAGTAGAAGTAGAAGAAGAAACTGTCTCTCAAGGAGAGTACGGAGATGAAGACACTTCAGAAGATATTTGGTAATAATAATTAATAAATCTAGATTAAAAAATGTACGAAATTAATCAATCACTAGACGCATCAGGAATCATAGGAGCAACTCCTATTCCTGTTGGAATCAATGAAAACTGCACTTTCAAAGGATTGGAAGTAAAGAAAGACAAGAATGGTAACTCTTATATGAGTTTTAAGTTTGTTGATTCAAATGGTAATGAACTAAACCATAATGAGTTCGATGTTAATCCTCAGTATGTAACTCCTAAAGAAGGAGAGTCTAAAGAGGATGCTGTTCTTAGGAGAGTAAACAATATGCTTATTAGAGTTAAGCATATCTGTACTACTTTTATGCCTAAAGATCAGTTCAATGTAAGAGGTAACGATTTTTCTGAGCTATGTCAGAACATTGCACAAGTTATGTCTAATGTAAATACTGAAGCTACTCCTGTAAGACTAAAAGTAGTTTATGATTACAAAGATTATAACGCTGTTCCTAACTATGCTCCGTTTATCGAGACTATGAGTGTTGCAAATACGTCATTAAGAATTACTCAATATGACAAATTGCAAAAGACTGCAGCTACTGCAACAACAGAAGTTCAGCAAACAGATGATGTAGATCTTCCGTTTTAATATTTAGGTTGACATTTTATTAATCACTGAGCCATCTGTAGAAATATGGGTGGCTCAGTTTTATTTATATAACATGTACGATCTAAGCAATGCAGATATACCCGAAAGACTCACTAAAGAGGCTATACTTAAAAAAACAAGCCAGGAAGAGATAATGAGATATTATATAGGGGTAGATTTCACTGTAAATAAAGCTTTTAGATCTCCTCTTAGAAAAGACCAAGTACCTTCTTTTGTTGTATATGCTCTCTCAAATGGAGAGCTTCGATTTAAAGATTTTAACGGTGCTCAAGGTTCTTGTTTTGATTTAGTGATGATAATGTATAAAGCTTCTTTTGTAGAAGCTTTAGAAATAATAAATAGAGATTTTAATCTTAAATTAAATGGTAGTAGTGGAAATACTAATTACCAAAGGCAATATAAAGAGTACAAGCCTGATAAAATAGAATATCATAAAAAACTACTGCAATTTAAACCGCAACTGTTTACAGAAAAAGATAAAGAGTATTGGGGGTCTTATAAGATCACAATCCAAACACTTGAAAAATATAATGTATTTTCTGCTAAATATATATTCTTAGATAAAAATCTTATATTAAGATATAATAATTACAATCCTATATATTGCTATAAGTTTGACAATAATGTTAAAGTTTATAGGCCCTTTGCAAACAAGGGTGAGTATAAATGGATGAGTAATGTCACTAAAGATAATATACAAGGATATGATGCTCTAGATTTTTCTAGAGATACTCTTATAGTAACAAAATCACTTAAAGATGTGATGTGTTTACATGAGATGGGATTTTCTTCTATAGCTCCTCAAGCAGAAGGCAACAGAAACCAATATGAAGCGATAGACAATATTGCAATGCATTTCAATAATATAGTAATACTATTTGATAATGATGATACTGGGATTAAAGGTGCCGAAAATTTGAGGGAATATTTAAGTATGAGTTCTAAAGTAATATTTATAGAAAATATTGACAATGTAAAAGATATAAGCGATCATGTAAAACTATATGGCCTTGATATCTCAAGAAACTTAGTAAATAACTTAATTAATGAAAAAGATATGGAAAGTAGTAATTCCTAACTACGAAGATAAAGTTCCTATTAGTCAAAGACGTAGGACAAAATATTACAAAAAAGGGGATAAGCTTCCTAAAAAACATGCTTTAAAGATTCCTACTGGATTACTAAAATACGATAGAAATCAATATCTAGTAGATCAAAATGGAAATAGAGTGATTGCAAATCCTCTTGTAGCAGGTAAACCTAAACATTGGACAATCAATGGCCAAAGAATATACGATGGATCGTTGCACTATACAGCAAGATCAAAAGTGGCTAAATGGATGCACAAATATTTAGGAGAATATATAGAAGAACTTCCTGTAATACAAATACCTTCTGGGTGTTATTTACGAGTTTGGATAGATCTTTATAAACCTGCAGATAAATTGAATTGGGATTGTGATAATTTATGGCCTTGGACCAAGTGGTTTTTAGACACACTAGTAGAAAAAGGTAAGATACCTGAAGATAGTGTAGAATTTGTAAGAAGTTCAGGTCAGATAAATTATATAGAATCTGATATAAGAAAGATAGTGTTTAACATACAACTTATTTAAATGGAAATAATAACAAATCCACTTCAGGCACATGTAATGAGTGTGTCTTCATTAAATCTGTTTGCACAAAGTCCTGCGGAGTACAGACAGCATATTTTAAATCCGCAAAAAGTAGACGCTAGTTACTTTACAAAAGGTTCTGCAGTAGACTGTTTAATTACTGAGCCTGATAAATTTGATGAGCAATTCGCAGTCATTAAAACAGGCAAGCCTTCTGGTATGATGGGTGATCTTTGTAAACTTATGCATGATTATATGCAAGTAAATGAAGATAATCTACCTGAAGAGACTTTGTTCTCACTTGCCTATAAAAAATCTGGATTTAAGCTCAAAGAAGAATCTATTTGGAAAAAGTACCAAGATCCTAAAATTCAGCAATACATGAACTTTCTTAAAAATTCAAAAGGAAAAACTGTAATTGCAGAAGGAGACCTTGAGCAAGTAAAAGATGTCGTTGCAATGTTGCAAAACTGTGACAAGACTAAGTTTTATATGAAAGACTGTGAATCTCATCCAATGATGGATGTATATGATCAGTTATATATAGAATTTGAACTTGAAGGTTTGCCTTGTAAAGGTACTATGGATAGAGTTATCGTAGATCATAGCAATAAAAGAATAATCCCTACAGACTTAAAGACTACAGGGAAATCAGTGCTTAATTTCAGAGATAGCTTTATACGTTTCGGATACTTTAGACAAGCTGCTTTCTATATGGAAGCACTGCGACAATGGCATAGAAGAACCCCCTCCCCTGAGAACGGTCCTAAAAACGATATTTCTGATTATACTATAGATCCTTTCAAATTTATAGTAGCAGAGATGAATTGCGCCCATCAACCTGTAGTATATGGTTGTAGCATACGAGATATCAATATGGCAACTCATGGAGGTGTTTTAAAAAATGGAGAATATGTAAAAGGAATTATAGAATTATTAAAAGAAGTAAAATGGCATAGAGAAAATGATGAGTGGTTTACTACCTACGACCACGCTATGTCTTATGAAAATGAAAACTGTGTAGTATTAGATGTATTTAATTAAATAAAAATGGAAACAAGAAAAATTAAAACCAAACTAGTAGGAAAAGAAAGTGTATTTAATATTCTAGCTCTCTCAGAAGCAACAGGTCTACCTGTATTGCTTTTGGGCGAGCCTGGTGTCGGTAAAACACAAACTCTCTTAGACTACGCTGCAGCTAAGTATCAATACAATAGAGAAGCTGTACGCAAGAATACCTTTGTTATAGAATTAGATGAAGGCACCAAGACCTCTGAGATTAAAGGTCGTGTAAATATGAAATCTCTATTAGAAGACAAGGAGTATAAGATTGATGCTCCTATTGCTGATGCAAAGTTTTTGCTTATTAACGAGGTTGATAAGGGGACTTCAGGTGTTCGTAACACTTTGTTGTCTGTTATGCGTGAGAAAGCACTCTTCTATGGTGATACTATTAAGAAGTGTAAGTGGGAAGTTATGGCTGGTAGCTGTAATGTTATTCCTAATGACGAGCTAGAAAATCCTTTCTGGGATCGTTTTGTACTTACAGAGAAAGTAGTTCGTGTTGGTCTTGATGTGATGAAAAATATGTGGAAGAAAGGAGAAAGCATGCAAGAAGTAATGGTTAACGTACCTTCTAAAGAAGAAGTAGATAAATGTAAGATAGATGATAAGCTTATGGCTAAGTTTCTAACTGCTGTTTATACTTCTGCTTCTGATCGTACTATCTATCAGCTTCCTAGGATCGTTCAAGCTACTAAGCTTGTATATTCTATGACTGATTCTCAAGCTATTATCAAAGTATGTGAACTTGTTGCTCCTGATAAGCTAGGTGAAGTTGCTTCTAAGCTAGAAACTAAGAGGGAAAATAATGTAAGATCTCTTGTAGGTCAATATACCGCTATTGTACAAGCTAATAACTGGGCATATACTCAGTTGTTTACTACTCAGTTAATAACAGAGCTTAATGACTTGGATAGCACAGCAGGATATAAGGATAAAGCATCTCATCTTATGCACAATGTATATATGATTTTGGGAGAACACTTTATGAAACATACACACGATGCTTCTGAAATTCAAGCTATTCTGGATGTTATTAAGGGTAAATCTACAATTTCTACTTCTGATCAGTTTTATCTAGACAACTTAATGAATAAGATAGCAGACCATGGAGTACAGGCTTAATTTTGCAAAAAACAGTAGAGATTATTGGGGTGGTAGTATGTATTCAAGGGACACACTTAATGTGTCCCCTGATACATCTAACTCTATCATTAAGAATGAAACAGATCCTATTCTAGGTTCTTCTGTGTTTTCTAAAATACACAGAAATGTAAAATGTAATGAGTTTCTTAACGATAATGGAGGTGCTTCAAGTATTATTATGGATGCTTTTAGTCACTGGCATAAGAAAGACAAGAAATATGAAATAACTCCAGACAAGTATTGGTGGCATCATTTACTTTCTAAGGTAGATAACCATTTATTACAATTTGCTACTAATGATAAGGCAGGATATTCTTATCTAGCTGCTTCTAAAACTATGGAAATCTTAGATAAGCTGCATAAAAAGCATGGTGACGATCTTAAAAACAAAATCCAGCAGTTGAACGATGACATTCAAAATGGCAACGATCCTTCTGACAAAGATTTTGAAAAGGATATGAACTCTGCTGCTAATTCAGCTAAAACTCAGATTAAGAAAGAGATAGAAAAAGCAGATAATACAGGAATGCAAGCAGGTAAGGGTAATACCAAAGAAGATCTTGATATGATGGATCTTATGATGGACACAAGATTGCAAAAACTTGTTAGTGTAAAAAGTAGTAATATTCAAGACTTTCTAAAAGTTACTATTGATAAAGCTACTGAATGTGTTGGAGGTAAAGCTACTATAATTGAAGAGTCTATATTTGATTCTGAAGATATAGAGGACCTGGTTAATATAGAAAACTTTGCTCATGTAGCATTATTTAATGATCTTGTTACAAAGACCAGAAAATATACTACAAGCTTTGATGTATATATTGACGACTCAGGTTCTATGACTAGTTATGCTAATATGGGAGATGATGGTGTTGGTGGAATTACATTTAGAAATCTTGCAAGAATGGTTGCTTTTAAGTTAGAGCAGTTACAAATTCTAAGAGATTGCTATCTGTTTTCTACCAGTGGTAATATGCCTAAAATAGATAAGAAACATCTATTTGCAGCTCATATTGGTGGAGGAACTGATATTGCTCAGTGTATTCAAAATTCTAAAAAAGTCAATAGACCTGCTATTATTATAACTGATGGTTGGGACCGTATAAACACAGGAAAAGATTATCATAAAGATTGTTTTATTCTTTGTATAGGCATGAACAGTACTGACAGTAGTTTTGAGAGGTTTGCTAAAAATAAACAACTGATGTTTTATAATAATGGCAAATTCTTAAAAGCTACTGTGAGTAAAGATCACTGGGATAGAGTAACAATTCAAGGGGAGGCTTAGGTCTCCCCTTTTAATCTTATTAAAATGAATGAAAAAGAAATAATACAAGGACTCATGCTTATGCTTGAGGATGAAAATATTAATGTAACTCAGTTAGCAAAAAGAATAGGCTATAAAAACTATAAAAAGTTTGATAAAGCTTTAAATGCTGCGTTTGACCTTATTAAAAATGAATAAAGAAAAAGAAACATACAATTTTGCCATTATTAAAAATATAGGGCAAGCAAGACATCTTCTTACACATGGAGATGAAATCTATGAAACAAATAATGAAGTAGAAGCCGCTAAGATTGTGTCTATTTTAAATCAAAATACAGATAGCGGGTGTTTTTACGAATTAATTTCAATTCCTAAAAGAACTAATCAGTAATGCTACATAATGAAACTAAATTTCACGAAATTATAGATGTGATATGTGAGTCTCTTGAAGTTTCAAGAGATGATTTTGAAAGTGCTAATCGCAATAGAGTACTAGTTGATGCTAGACGTATTGCTATTAATATACTTACAAGAGAAGAAAATTATCCTATAAGCCATAGTTGCAAGGCTATTGGAAAAGATCATGCTACAGGAATTCATTATAGAAAAACTCATGATAGATTATACGATACAGATAAAAGGTATAAATTTTCTTATGATACTTGTATATTAAAGTATAAAAACAAAAACTATTCGAGTTTTAAAGATGTACTAGACCTTACAAACAAGTTTAAAGAATCTGAAAAAGATGTGCTTAAACTAAAAGAGGAAAATGCAAAGCTTAGATACGATATCCTAAAACTTCAGAATAAATTTAGGGAACATAATTTTATGATTCCAGCATGAGATGTGTAATTTGCAATAATGAAATTAAAGGGGAGGTAATAACTACCTCCTCTAAATTTCAAATAGCTTTAGAATACGGTAAGAGCGCAGATCCTGTAGCTGTTGGAAAATGCTGTGATAAATGCAATTATTCAATTGTAATACCAGCAAGAATATTAAAATCAAAAATAACTAAACATGAGTAGATGTCAATATTGTGGAATGACCAACGGTAGACATCTTAAAGGATGGTGTCCTGTTGTATCTGCTGATCCTAAAACGGTAGAAGTAGATGATTATAGTAAAGCATGTAATATAACTAAAGGTATTATCAAAGATCTTATAGACTCTGACAAAAAAGGAATTGAGGAATATGGTACTACTGTAGACCGTGAAGATTACAATCTTAAAGAGTGGTTACAGCATGCTTATGAGGAAACCCTGGATACTGCAAAATATCTTGCAGCAGCTATTAAGAAACTTGAAGACCAAAACAAAGAAGATGAATAACATAGAACTTGCGATTATATTTTTATATGGCGTTGCCTTTGGGTATGTTTTAAAACATTGGATAGAATATAAACGAAACCAAAATAAAGATGAGTAAAGATGAAGCATTAGACAATTTATTGGCATTGGAGAAAAAACTAAC